TCTCAGTCTGATGATGCGAGTGAAGTAAGAAGAACGATTCGTCAATACGAGCAAGAGAATACAGAGAACCTATTCAGCCTCATCAGTCAGGGTTCAGTGGGTGCTAAGTACCAGTACATCAATACGACAAAGAATAAAACGAATGAATTTCATTTTGATGTAGCCAAAGATGTGTTTAGAGTATTGTTCGACAACAACTACTTGCCTAAGCAGCAGAATAAAGTGATGTACTCCGATTTGTATAAACACAATGAGCAGGAGTTTCATGAGTATGATTCAAGAGTGATCAGCCACATTGGTGGAGCTCTTGCTTTCGACAATAATGACTCACCAACGGTCAAGAGCTACAACGAGAGTGATGAGATCGCGAACTACAAGCAAAATGCTATATCGAAAGCGATGAATAAATTCTTAAAGAAAGCACCCATGATGATAACCGTCAACGGTGATGACTTCTTGCGCGGAGACGCTAACCCAACGATAGGAAACAATATATCCATCCTGTTCAAAAATAGTAAGACGGATAAGGATAGAAGTGAGTCTGGAGTCGACCATAAGAAATCCGGTGACTTCATGATCTTTGGAGCTGAACACGCGTTTAAGAAGAGTGGAGACTACACGATTAGACTTTCGTGTGTCAAGCTAGCCGACCTGAGTAGAATGTAATGATACCAAAAAGATTCATAGACTTTTACGGAGATGAGACGAGGTGGTTCACCGGTGAAGTGGTGAGCATCGACGATCCGTTGGAGCTAGCTAGAGTCAGAGTAAGGATCTATGGGATCCACGGTACCGATAAGCAACTTGTACCCGATGATGACCTACCGTGGGCTCAAGTTTCCACTCCAGTGACTGAGGGTGGTACAAGTGAGTGGGGTAACTCCTTAGGTGTACAAGTTGGAGCATTAGTGTTCGGCATGTTCCTCGACGGTCAGAACTCTCAGCTTCCACTCGTCGTAGGATCACTTCCAAAGTATGAGGGTGAAGATAGAGACATCAAGTCCGTCAATAGGTTGGCTAGAGGTGAGAACACGATCACCAAGACTCCTAACTCAGTCATAGGTGAGCCTGATCCATCGTACGCGGCAGAGTACCCGCACAATAAAGTGACTCAGACTACTTCCGGTCATGTGATTGAGATCGATGATACTCCTGACGCTGAACGAATTCATATCTTTCATAAGTCCGGAACGTTCGTTGAGATGCGTCCTAACGGAGACGTCGTCACTCAACAGAAGAACGGATGGAGGAGCGTCACAGGTAACGATAAGCTTTATGTATCGAGTAACCTAGACATACAAGTAGCAGGTAACTTAAACATTGAAGCGAATACCGGTACGATTCAAATAGGATCCGGTGATGTGATCGCTTCGGAGATCTCATTGGTTAACCACATACACAACAACCAAGACGGACCCCTATCCGGTCCAGGACCTACATCTCCACCGTTAGGCGAGGGTGCTTCGACTCTCGTGGCCTCGGTCGGAACTGCATCCGGATCAGTAGCAGATCCTCTATTAACGTCTATTGTCTTTGAAGAGTGATATAAATACAATCAAGAATTTGGAGTTATTTGAATGTCAATAAACATAACATCGATGGAGACTGCTCTACAGAGTAAAGTCAATTCCTTAGACGAAAACGATAACGTAAGCGAATTCGTCTATGCGATGAAGGCGACCGAGCTGCTGAAAAACGTTCAGATCTCAGCCTTTGATACCAAAGCAGATCTTCCAAACGCTGGATCGTTTGTCGGTCGAGTGGCTTATGTAATCGGTGAAACAGTTCTATATTTTTCGAATGGAACACGTTGGGTTGCGATCGCGACTTCACAGACTCCTGATTTTACAAGAGCGCTATTGGATCCAGTCATTGAGTCTGAGGTCGACTACAATGGAGTGGCATCAGCAGCAACTGCCGATGTCGACTATGGTGCTGTCACGGATGCATCGGTGACAAGTAGTCTAGACTATGGGTTTGACTATTCAAATGATAACGCCGGTGCAGCAGGAGACGTCTATATTGATCCTAACGACTGGGCCTTTACTATCTATGATGGATCAACAAGACGTGGTGTGAAACACTTGCGTGCTGACTTGAACAACAGAAACTTCAGCACGATGTCTGCAAACAATCAAGGTATGGCACAACTATATAAGAATGATAATACCACTACTTCTGGTGGATTAATTGCGGTTCCGATGTCTGGAGTAAGAGTAAATGATACTCGTATGGGTTCATTAAATGGTGAAGGATACTATCAAGTTAATTATGAAGGATGGTATGAAGTCAGACTTGATGGTCATTTGAGTACGACTGGCTGGATAGGATTCGGTACAGTCGGTAGTTATGCTACTGTTGTTGGTGATGTCTCTCAAGGCCCAGATGAGTTTACAATGCAGTATGTAGATGAAGTTGGAGGATTTCAACTTGTACGAGCTGTTTATATTCCATTTGGAACTGCATTGACTCCATATTTGATACCTGTGAATACTACAACAGATGTAACAATTTACGGTAATTCAAATTGGATTTCTGGTAATGTAAACACTGCATTTACATATTTAACACAAATGAATATTAGGTTCTTAGGATCTGATACAACAACAAATTCATATCGAGTGAGTGAGTGATGGAGAAATAAATGGCAACTCAATTACAAGTAAGAAGAGGCACCACTGCCGAACTTCAAAGTTTTACTGGAGCAGAGGGTGAGATCACTGTAGATACCGACAAGGATACTCTTGTTGTTCATGATGGTTCTACTGCTGGAGGTCACCCATTACTAAGAGCTGATCAAGCAAGAGGTTGGACGCTTACCGAGCATTTTACTGCTGATGGTACATGGACTAGTACTGGTAAAGACGGTCTTAAAAGAATTAAGGTTACATGTTGGGGTGGCGGGTCTGGTGGTGGTGCAGGACAAAACGGTTATGGTGCAGGCGGTGGATCACAAGGTGGATACGGATATGTAATACTTGATGTGGCAAGTGTGACAGATAATGTTATTATTGGGGGTTCATTAAAATATGAACAGCCAGAAGATGAAGGTGATATCACGTGGGTAGAAAATACAAAACTTAAATCAGTCGGTATAGGTAGTGTTTTACATGAAGATCATTGGCACACTGCATGGACTGATAATACACGAGACAGTGATGGTAATGCGGTGAATGTAGATAAATGGATTAAGATCAATTTTGATGGAACAGTTCACTCTGATTCAGGAAATTTAGCACCAGCTTAACAATTACGTATAAATAACCATAGAATATTTGGGAAACTTCTATGGCTAAAGCATTTTCGATCGAAGACGGTAACCTATCAACGGTACCGTTAACGAGTTCTGTTACTCGCACCTACAAAGACTTGGACCTGACGTTCGCTAAAAGACCATCGGGTGACGTCTATAAGAAAGTCGATGCAGCTGCAGTCAAGCAGTCCGTAAAAAATATATTGATGACTAACTTCGGTGAGAAGCCCTTTCAACCGTATTTCGGCGGAAACTTAAACGAATTCCTCTTCAATCTTAATACCGAGTTCGATGACGTACAGATCGTTGAGGACGTAAGGAATGCTATTCGAAACTACGAGCCTAGAGCAGTAGTGAAGGAAGTCAAAGCCGTGATGAACGATGACAGCTACTCGATTCAAGTGTCTGTGGTTTTCCAAGTGGTATCAACGAATGAAGTTACACGAGTAGATGTATCATTAACGAGGTTAAGATAAATGGCGGTGATCCAATCGACTGATCTAGATTTTGATCAGATAAAATCAAGGCTTAAGACTTACCTACAGTCTCAGACGGAGTTTTCAGACTACGACTTCGAAGGTTCAGCGTTATCCAACGTCCTTGATGTATTGGCATACAATACTCACATCAATGGCTTGATTGCTAATATGGGTATCAATGAGTCATACATCTCTTCGGCTCAGTTGAGGTCATCCGTGATATCACACGCCGAGACTCTTGGATACAATATTAGATCAAAGACTTCAGCTAAAGCTATCGTCAACCTTTCACTCGCTACATCCAACACTTCGGTGTCATCGGTCACTCTTCCAGCCAACAGCAAGTTTAGTGGAGTGGTGGATGATGTATCCTATACATTCCAGACTCTTGAAGCATACACCGCTCAGAATGATGGATCAGGAAACTTCTCCTTTAAGACTTCAGCCAGCAGCGCATCGCTTCCGATATACGAAGGAACTTCTAAGACTAAAACTTTCATCGTCGGAGATGCAGATGAGGATCAGATCTTCGTTATTCCAGATGAGACGATGGATACCTCTACGATGTCGGTGTTGATATACGACACTCCTACTTCATCAAGCTTTGTGACTTACACAAACATCAGTCAGTCTGTGAGAGTCAACGCCGACTCAACTCTATACATCGTAAGAGAGACACCCAACGGATACTACGAAGTAACATTTAGTGACGGAAACATATTAGGTAAGAGGCCGTCTGCCGGTAACCTGATTCGAATATCATACTTAAGCACAAAGGGATCTTTGGCTAACGCTGCTTCAACGTTTACTCCTAAGACTCAGGTATCGGTTGGAGGAGTTGCCACAGACATCACCGTGACTACGGTAAGTAACTCTGCCGGTGGTGACGATAAGGAAAGCGTTGAGTCTATTAAGAAGAACGCACCTCGTGCTTTCGCTACTCAGCAGAGGCTAGTTACTGCTGAAGACTATAAAGCGATTATTCTTCAAAGATACTCATCTGTGCTGGAAGACTGCATCGCATGGGGAGGAAACGACAACGTACCTCCTATCTATGGTCGAGTCTATGTATCACTTAAGTTTAAAACCGGTGTTGATGCCGATACCATTCAGGTGACTAAAGACTCGATTCGAAATACGTTATCTGCAAACTTAGGCATCATGTCAATCGATACATACTTCACCGATCCGGTATCAACCTACATCGAGTTGATTACTACTTTCAACTTCGATCCAGATCAGTCTGGTTCAACTTCTCAGACGACAGAGAACTTAGTATTGGATAAGATCTCATCGTACTTCACAGATAACCTAAATGTATTCGGTGCGGTGTTTAGAAGATCAAACCTGATTGCTGAGATCGATGACTTATCTCCAGCCATACTTAACTCAAAGATGGATGTGAAGGTTCAACAAAGGATCACCATTCCTTCAACTCAATTGAATAAATCTTTCA